CTGGGATAACGAGAAAAAGCGGCCGTACAACGTGCGCTCCGCGGACATGACGCTCGATCGCGCGCCCGATGATTTCGCTGGCGTAGCAGGCGCTACTCCGCACACGGAGTGGGTTGCGCAGCAAACCAGCTACGGACTCATGCAGCCGATGGGTGCGCTCGCTCGCGAGCTGGGTTTTAAGGGCTATTTGAGCCAGCTTTTCAACCCCGTTGAAAACGTGGCGATCGGTTGCCGCCATCTTCGCGATCTGCACAAGCGGTACTACGCAAAGTTCGGATGGGCCGGCGTTCTGGCCGCGTACAACGCTGGATCGCCGCGCTTCCAAGTCAACGGCAAGACGTACGTCAACCAGCCGTATGTCGATGGCGTGTTCTCGCTCGGGGCGGGAGCGTACCGCTGATGAAAGAGGCATTGTGCAAGCTGCTGCAGCTGTTCCGCGATTCCCGTGATGGATGGTGGTCGCCGAGCAAAGGCGGCTACACGATCTTCGTCCTCGTGTTCACCTACAAGATGGTGCGGTCGCTGCCAGACGATCCGTGGATGTGGGTCGTTTACGGCACCTTCGTTGGCGGTGTCGAAGTCGGAAAGAAGTGGATGAATCTGAAGTACGACCCGCAGCCGGCTCTCAACGAGGAGCGGCCGTGAACCTTCTTTCTCTTCTGGTGCCCAGAATCGGCAAGCCGTTGGCCTTGGCCATTCTGATTATCACACCGACGCTCCTGATCTTCGGTTCGCTGGCCGGCATGTACTACGCCGGCTGGAACGCCCGCGATCGAATCGTGGAGATCGAAGCGAAGGAAGCACAGCTCGTCGATCTGCGCGTGCTGCTCGCTGACGCCGACTACAACGCTCGCCTTGTCGGCGACTACGTTCTGCGCCGAGCTGAAACCACCGTTGAATACCGGACCATCCGGGAGAGGATTCCCCATGTCACGACTCACTTCATTTCGGCTCCAGGCCCGCCCGATGCGCCGCCGGTTCTTGAGCCTTTGCCTCGCTGTGTCTTTACCGATGGTTTTGTCAGCGTGTGGAACGATGCACTGCTCGACGATTCCGGACGCGCTGCTGCTGCCGCTGCCGGAGCGGAAGCCGCTGAAAGCCTCCTCGACTCCGGTGTCACCCAGCAGCAAATCCTCACCAACCACGTCGACAACGCCGAGATAGATACGGCGGTCCGTCAGCAATGCACGGCTCTAATTGCCGCCGTCAAGGAGCGACAGAGGCAATGAGATGGACGGACTTTTGAACTACGCACAAGTTGTTTCGCTGGTCATTTCGGGGCTGGCATTGGTCGTTGCCATCCTGACCTTCGCATTCCATCGCCGCGATAAAAGCTCAGAGAAGATCGATGCGATGAAGACGTCGCAGGCCCAGTCCCTCAAGCGAATCGAAGACACGCTAAGCAGCCGCATTGATGCCAACAAGCAGCTGCAGGACGAGCGCCATCAGACCAACGACGTCCGACTCTCGAAGATCGAAGCCCGGCTATCTGGCGTCGATGAAGCACTGCGAGCTATCCCGAATCACAGGGATTACGACGTGCTGCAGAACACCATCGCGCTTCAGGGACAGAGCATTGCGAAAGTTCAAGGGGCATTGGAAGCCAACACGCGCACGGTGGAGCGCATGAATCAGTTTCTAATGGAGCGTGGCACATGACCAAGCAGCACAAGAGCTATCCGCAGATCATGCAGGAAGAACGGCGCTTGCTGATTCTGCAGCTGCTCGCGGCCAACAAGCCGGAGTATCGAGCGCAGAGCGGAATGTTGCGCGAAGCGCTGGCGGGAAAGACGCACACGCTGAGCCGGGACCAGATGCACACCGAGCTCGCTTGGCTTGCCGAGCAAGGCTTGCTGGTGACCGAGGTCAATGGTCCTGTCGTTGTCGCGACTCTGTCTGCACGCGGCCTTGATGTCTCGGAAGGCACAGCCGCTGTTCCTGGCGTGAAGCGCCCGGACGCTTTCGACTGACATGGGCCGCAAGAGCACCATCGATCGTTTGCCGAAAGATGTTCGCGAGCAAGCTCGCGAGCAGCTCGGTGATGGCGGCCCGACGCTGGCCGAAGTGCGCGATCACATCGCGTCGGCCGGCGCCGAGCCGCCTACGATCTCTGCCCTGCATCGCGAGCGCGAGAAGATTCGCAAGTGGGCGGAGCGTGCGCGCCAGGCGCGAGAGATCGCGGACGTTTGGGCTCATGAGCTGGGCAGCAACCCGGAAAGCAAGGCCGGCAAGATGCTGCAAGAAACCCTTCGCCTGCTCGCGTTTCATGCAGCCGATGAAATGGCGGAGCAACGCGATGCTGGCGAGCCCATCGATGTGAAGGCCTTTTCCGCGTTGGCGCGTAGCTTCTTGGCGATCGAGAACGGCGCACGCATCAGCGCCGAGCGAGAGCGTGAACTGATCGCCGAAGGCGAGCGCCGCGCTGCGGGCAAGGCCGAGAAGACGGCTCGCTCAATGGGCATGACCGCCGACCAGGCCAAGCAGCTGCGCTTGCAGCTCGGTGGCGCGGGAGCGGCGTGATGGAAACCAAGACCGTAGCGGAGCTGTCGACGCGGCAGCTGCTGCAGGAGATCAAGCCGGAGCTGGCCCAGGTGCTGGTCGACGTCGATCCGGCGAAGGATGGCTTCCTGATGAAACATCAGCAAGCCTGGGTCGCCGATCAGAGCCCGCTGAAGCTCGCTGAAAAGGGGCGTCGAACCGGCATCACGTTCGCCGAGGCTTTTGACGACGTGATCGTCGCCAATACCGCGCGCAGCGAGGGCGGCGACAACACCTTCTATATCGGCGACACCAAGCCAAAGGGCCGCGAGTTCATCGCGACGTGCGCAATGTTCCGAGAGAAGCTGCTCGGTGCCGGCGCGATCATCGAGCGCTTCGAGTACAGCGAGGGACTCGATCCAGCGACATCGAAGACGGCCACGGGCTACCGCTTGGTCGATCCGGTCACAGGCAATCGCATCGAAGGTCTGTCGTCGAACCCGGCCAACATTCGTGGCTTGCAGGGCCGTGTCGTCATCGATGAGGCCGCGTTCCATCCCGATGTCGTCGAAGTCATGAAAGCAGTCAACGCGCTGTTGATCGGCTTCGGCGTGATCCGTGTCATCAGCAGCCACAACGGCGTGGCGAATGCCTTCAACCAGGTGATCCAGGAAACGCGAGCCGGCATCTACGATTACGTCATCCACAAGGTGACGTTCGACGACGCCGTCGCCAACGGCCTCTACGAGCGCCTCGCTCGTGCGCGTGGCCGCACGCCGACCGAGGCAGACAAGGCCGAATGGTATCGGCGCATTCGCCGATCCTACGGCTCCGATCTCGACGCGATGCGCGAGGAGCTTGATGCGATCCCGAAGAAGAGCGCGATTCAGTACCTGTCGCGCGTGCTGATCGAGAGCTGCGTCGAGTCCGACATTCCCGTGGTGCGCCTGGAAATGGCGTCGGAGTTCGGCCGAAAGCCGCCGCGCGAGCGTGAGGATGAAATCGCCGAATGGTTGCAGGCCGTCATCGAGCCTCTTCTCAAGAAGCTCAATCCGAGGCTCATCCATGTGGTCGGCAGCGACTTTGCACGCTCAGGCGATGCATCGACGCTTATCCCGCTGGCCATCATGCCGAACCTGCGTCGCAAGCCGCCTTTCATCATCGAGACGAAGAACGTCCCCTTCGAACAGCAGCAGCAAATTTATCGATTCGTCATTCGTGGGCTCCGCAGATTCAGCGCGGGCGCGTTCGACGCCACGGGCAACGGCGCGCAGGTAGCTGAGCACGTGGCCGATCACTTCGGCCATGAGCGCATTCACCAGATCAAGCTGTCGTCCGGCTGGTATGACCTCAACATGCCCAAGCTGCGAAAGGCCTTTGAGGATTTGATGATCTCGGTGCCGGCGGATGAGCTGATCGTCGAGGACTTGCGCATGGTGCGCCTGGTCAACGGCGTGCCTATGGTGCCGCGCGAGACGGGGCAGAAGGGCCGTCACGGTGACTCCGCGGTTGCGTACTGCCTTGCGTGGTTCGCCAGCGAGCAAGAGGGCTATCAGGAATTCGCCTATGAGGCGGTGACTCCGGCATCGGCGCCGGGGAAAGCAGGGCTAGGCATGCGCCCCGATGAGTCCGACGACGATCGTGACGTGAAAGTGACTGGCGGCTTCCGCCACCGGAAAGGTCTGTAATGGCTGCTCAACCTCGCATTCTCGGGCCCGATGGAGAGCCGATCCGCAGGCAGGATTTGCTGCGTGAGATCGCAACGCCATCGGTCGAAGGCATTCGTAACTTCTGGGCGGATTCGGTCGCCAGTGGGCTGACGCCGGACGCGCTGGCCGACCTGCTCCGCGCGACTCCGAACGGCGATGCCGATGCATTTCTCACGCTTGCCGAGGAGATGGAGGAGCGCGATCTCCACTATCTCGGCGTGCTCGGTAGCCGTAAGCGTGCTCTGTCTGGTCTTGAGGTCACCGTCGAGTCTGCGAGCGATGATGCCTTCGATGTGAAGCTCGCCGAAGAAAGCCGCGATCTGGTTCTTGCCCCAAGCTTCGAGGACACGATCGAAGATCTGCAGGATGCACTCGGCAAGAGCTATTCGGTGTCGGAGATCATCTGGGACACCAGCGCCGGGCAATGGCAGCCGATGCGCTACGAGTGGAAGGAACCGCGCTGGTTCAAGTTCGATATCGACACGCGGCAGGAGCTGCGCCTGAAGGATGCGGTCGATCCGCTGCGCGGCATCGCCCTGGCTCCGTACAAGTTCTTGCAGCATCGGCCGCGCATCAAGAAGGGCCTGCCGATCCGCAACGGATTCGCGCGAATCATCGCCTTCATGTGGATCATGAAGCTGTACGCGCTGAAGGACTGGATGGCGTTCGCCGAAGTGTTCGGTATGCCGCTGCGCCTCGGCCGATACGGGCCGAACGCTTCGCGGGAGGACGTCTCGGTGCTCAAGCGCGCGGTTGCCAACATCGGTTCGGACGCTGCGGCCGTGCTGCCGGATTCGATGCGTATCGAGTTTGAAGCTGCTGCCAATGTCGGTGGCGCGGCACAGCTGTTCGAAGGGCTCTGCACCTACCTGGACAAGCAGGTCAGCAAGGCCGTGCTTGGCCAGACGATGACCACCGACGACGGCAGCAGCCTCAGCCAGGCGCAGGTGCACAATGAGGTCCGTCTCGACATCCTTAAAGCCGATGCGAAAGACATGGCTCAGACGCTCAACCGCGATCTGATCAAGCCCTTCGTCGATCTCAATCACGGTGTGCAGAAGCGCTACCCGCGCGTGACGCTGAAGGTCATCGAGCCCGAGGACATCAAGGCGCTGGTCGAGTCACTCGACAAGCTGGTGCCGATGGGTTTGCGTGTCGAAGAGAGCACGATGCTTCGGAAGCTCGGCCTGCCGGAGCCGCCAGAGAAGACGAAAGACGGCAAGGCGCCGAGGCTGCTGCAGCCAGCCGGCTCGACCCTTGCTGATCCAGCTCTCAACGCACAGCATCGCGGCCGTTCGCTCAACATGGTCAGCACCAGGCGTGATGAGCTCGACGAGCTCGTTGACGCCGGCCTGCAGGATTGGCAGCAGCAGATGGAGCCGATGATCGGGCCGATCGAAAAGCTGGCGGCCGAGTGCGGTTCGTTCGATGAGTTTCTGAGCCGCATTCCGGAGCTGATCGGTCAGATCGACTCCGAGCAGCTGCAGCTCGCGCTCGCGACCTGGACCTATGCGGGCCGCGCTCTCGGCGATGCCCGCGACTTGAAGGATTGACGCATGGCTGGCGCGGCGTTCCGCTTCGACCTCCAGGGCTTGGTGCAAACCAAGGATCAGCTCGATCGGCTGATGCGGTTCGATCGGCGTGAGCTGCTGCAAGGGCTTGCGGCGATCGGAGAGTCGCAAACCAAGCGGCGCATTTCCGACGAGAAGGAAGCGCCGGATGGGACGCCCTGGCCGGCGTGGAGCGATTCGTACGCTGCCCAGCGTCCGGCCGGGAAATCGTTGCTCGAAAACAGCGGCGAGCTCTACGACAGCGTCACCGGTGAAGCTGACGAGAACGCGGCCACTTGGGGCAGCAACAAGGAGTACGCCCGTATTCATCAGGATGGCGGCAAAACCTCGGCGCACACGATCCGTGCATCTGAAGCGAAAGCGCTGCAGATTCCGGGCGTGGGCTTTCGCAAGGCTGTGAAGCATCCAGGCTCGGTGATTCCGGCCCGTCCGTATCTTGGGCTGAGCGATGTCAACCGCGACGAGATCGAGGCCGAAGTGCGTGCATTCTTCGAGGACTTGCTGCAGTGAGCGAGGCCACGCCGCCGGTACCGCGTGGGGCCGTCGACTACATCAAGCGCAAGAAGCTCAAGGTCACCTTCGATTCGGGCGACGTC